CCTTTGCTGTTTTGGTCTCAACTTAACTGTACAGCAGGTTTTTCCTATTCGCTACTTTTTTATTATCTTTTTGTAACACATCAATTGTAATCCTACAATAAAGGATACCATTTCATGATTCTTTGACGGTTTCTTGACTTGGTGCTTTCTGAATCCCTGGGTTGCAGCCTGGGGATTCTTCTTTTTTTTGTCCACTTTATGGTTGCAGCCATTAGGTGGATTTTTTTATTAGATATACTTACTTAATTCATAATCAATAGCGTGTTTGATATTCTTGTTCAATTCTAAAAACTGTTCCTGCGTTAAAATAATTGAAGTTTCGCCTTTTCTAATACAAGGTACTCGTCTTTCGATTTTGGGTAGTTGAATCTTACCATCTGCATCATAATTTGAATACTGGACTTCTTTTAATGCTCCATTTTCTAATTGTGCATGCACATATTCAAATCCATAACCAATTGACAGAAGATATTTAGACAGCAGAATTAATTCATCATCTTTTACGAAATCATACCCTGCTAACCAATAAGGATTAACTTGCAATTTTTCAGCTAATTCAACAGCTAAATCAAATTTTGGTATTCTCTGCCCTAATTCATATCGGTTTAATGTTTGAGCAGGTATTCTCACCAATTTTGAGAATTCTTCAAGGGTCAAGTTTTTCCTTGTACGAATTTCCTTCAACCTGCTGCCAAATGAAGATTTTAATTCCAAATACAGTACCCCCTTTCTATGAAGTAAATGATAACACACTTTATCACCAAATGCAATAAAAAATATTAATTTGTGGTTGACTTTAACGCAGTTCGGTGATAGTATATGTTTAACACCAAATGGTGATAGAAGAAAGGAGTGTATTAAATGATTGATACCAAAGCATTAAGAGGAGCGATTTATAAAGCTTATAAATCACAATCCCAATTATCAGATGATATTGGATGGGCAAAAAATAAAATAGGTAGAATACTTAATGGTACAAGCATCCCTTCTATTGAAGACTGCCATGTTCTGATGGACAAGCTAAATCTTTCAGATAGGGAATACAAACAAATTTTTTTACCCTCGTTATCACCAAATGGTGATATGCGTGTGATGGATGCTGCAACATCCTATGAAAATATTAGGGATTCAGAAAGCGAAATAAACCAAAGAAGGGAGTAATCAAAATTATGATTGGTGTGCAAAAGGCAACAAAGGCAGAAGCCAAATTCCTATGTGCTGATGATGTAGCTGCTATTTTGCAGGTAAGTCAAACAACAGCTTATAGAATTATAAGAAGGTTGAATACACAGTTACAGCAGCAAGGGAAAATTACAACAGCAGGAAAGGTTTCAAGACGATATTTTGAAGAAAAGGTGTATCTGTAATATGTTCAATTTATTTAAAGGTGGTGATAAAACATGATAGATGGTATTTGTACCGCTGTTGGCAAGCACCCAAATCAAAAGGAAGCAGACAGAACATATTATCAAAGTACAATTCCTGGATGGTCAGGGGATGAATGTGCAAGGCTAAAGCTTGGTTTTGTCAAGGTGGATTTTGATGACATTGACAAGAAGACTGGTGAACTGGTTGAACCTGTTAGGGCAATCCCAAGAAGTGAAGCTGTAAAGCAGATGTTAGATTCCTTGGGAATGAAATACAACCTTATGGTTACAGAGCATGGAAAACACTTTTACTTCAAAATTCCTGAATCAGCTATTGATGCCAATAAGATTAACTGGTATTCCCCTATTGGAATCAAGGCAGAATGGAAGCTTGGGGGTGGTCAATCAAAAGAGCATATTCCATATAAAGTGAATGGTGTGCTTCGTTCCTGGGCAAAAGGATGCCTTATAAATGAAGATATTGATTATCTTCCAGTATGGCTATACCCCTTGCAGAAATCGTTGAAAAGACCCTTTGACTTAGAAATTGTTTCAGGTGATAGAAATAACGGATTTTCAAAGTATGCTTTTCATTTGGCTCAAAAAGGATATTCAGCAGAAGATTCCATCAAGATTATTAAACTGATGAATGCCCATGTTCTTGAATACCCTTTGACAGACAATGAAATTGAAGTGCTGCTTCGACCTGAAACATAAACAAGCTGAAAGGAATTGAAGACCAACAGACTGAAAAAAATTTATCTCATGTTACAGCAGGTGAAGAAGTTATTGAAGAATTTGATGTGATAACTGTAAATGATAATTTCTACACTTATGATTCAGGGGTGTACAATCCCTTATCAAAAGAAAAGATAAAGTCTTTTATAGTCAGGCAGCACCCTACTGCAAAAATCAATTTTAGGAATGAAGTGCTTGAATTTGTAAAAGGACAAACTTACAGAGAGTTGGATAACATCCGCACAGATTTAATCAATGTGAAGAATGGAATGTTACGTATTGAAGGTGACACAGCTAAACGGATTCCACATTCAAAGGATATAGTTCAGTTTACACAATTTAATGCGGAATACAATCCTGATGCTACATATCCACTCTTGGATGACATGCTATTAAAAGTATTTGATAATAGTTCAGAGCAAATTGAACTTTTTCATCAAATGCTTGGTTACCTCATGATGAACCATGTCAATTATCAAAAATGCTTCTTCATGATTGGCTTGCCCAGTTCAGGAAAGTCAACTGTAATAAATATGATAATCTGCTTCTGTGGCAAAGAGAACGTTTCAAGCATTGACCTTAACGCTTTCAACAAAAGATTTGCGATATCTGAAATTGTAAACAGGACAGCTAATATTGTGGCAGACCGTCAGAAATACAAAATTGAAACATCAGGTATCTTCAAGAGCCTTGTAACTGGGGATGGAATCACTGTTGAAAGGAAATATCAGCAATCATTCACTTATTACAACAGTACAAAGCTAATCTTTGGTATGAATCACTACCCTGATTTTTCTAATGATTTTGATGGTGTGGAAAGAAGGGTTATCTGTATCCCCTGCAATCATGTGTTCAGTAAAACAGATGCAGACTACAACCCTAATATTGAAAAGGACTTATCAACTGACCTATGTATGTCGGCATTGCTGAACAAAGCTATTCAGGGGTATATGAGCCTGGTCAAAAATAAAGGCTTCATCACAACTAAAGAAGCAGAAGCAGCAACAAAAGAATTTGAAAAGGAAAATGACAATGTGCTTCAATGGATTGAAGAAAGTGAAGATGTGCTTGACCGCTTAGAAAGTGAACCTATCAAAAATGGGCATGTCGGCTTATATCCTGAATATCAGGCTTTTTGCTTAAACAATGGTGAATCAGCAAAAGCACAAAAGGACTTTTCAAGAATTATTTGCAACAAGTATAATCTTGAACCTTATCGAAAAAGGATTGGTGGTGAACGAATTCAATTTTATAGAAAAAAGTAGATTGTCCGTCTGTCCATTTGAAAAGGCTTTTACAACTATCTTTTTATAGGGAAAAATATTTTTAGAAAAAAAGATAGAAAGTAAAAAGAGTTATTATTTATATATAGATAATGGACAAGAGGACACCCACTTCACTGTTCGCAGTAGTGAAGGGTAATGGTCAGGGGTCAGGCAGTAACTAATAATCATATCAAGACACCAAATACTTAATGAAAGGATGTGAACAGAGTGGAAAAATTAATTGATGCAATCAATGGGTTAGCAGTTTCTATTGATGAATTAGTGTCAGAGATTCAGCAACTTAGAGAATCAACAGAATCTTTGGAAGAAACTCTCAAGTCAATGGAATTTACAAACTAAGAAAGATTAAGGTGAATCAGATGTTGAAATTTATAGGTAGAGGGCAGAGAATTGACAGCAAGATGAATTATATTGTTGATTATATGGACTTGCTTCATGGTAGAGATAAAATTGACACAGCACTAATGCTATCAGAAAAAATTTCACAGTCATCAAGTAAAAAGGCATTAGAAAAAGTGCTAGATGATTTTATTGAAGATATGGGTTACATAACCGTAGGTTTTCACAATGTAGGCAAGCTTAAGCTTCATCATGTGGTAAAGATGGAACTTGCACTTGACAGGAAAGGTGATCCTGTAATGCAGATATGTGATTCCAATACTGGTTCATTGATATTTTATGAGTTTCCATTATGCAAGGGCTTTGAAGTACACATATGCAATGAATTTTTGAGGTCAATTGATGAAGGCAATGAACTTGATATTTGCTTTCAGACCTATTGCCAATATGGTCAACTTATATGGAAATGCTTTGACCTGCTTAAGAGAAATCAAGAAGCCACTGCATAAGCAAAATTACTTACACAATGGCTTCAAGATGGGACTATCTTATTCGCAATCTGATTTTACCATCTTGAAGTTAAAAATTCAAGATTGGATGGTGAAAAATAGATGATAAAAACAGTTGAATTGGTTCGTGAGGTCTTAGCAGAAGAAGCTGCTACACGAAACAGTGACCACCTACTATATTATTGGGTGTGTGCGTTTCTCTTAAAAATAAAAGGTATTGATATTGAAGATACTGATTTTGGTGATATATTCATTACACCTAATGAATATGGACTTCCCCAGTTTGAAACAGTGTCCAAGGCAAGAAGGAAGCTGCAACATGACTTTCCTGAATTGGTTGGCAGTGTGGAAGTGTCCATGCACAGAGCAATGAATGAAGATTCCTTCAAAGAGTTTGCAGTGGAATGACTTGTATTTCAGATATTTGCACATAATGTCACTAAATGTTATGCATTGCACCTTGTTTGTTATACTCTCATATGGTATGATATATACTAAGGAAACCAATAAGGGAAAGCACTTCTGATGATTCAGGGGTACTTTCCCTTTTGTGTTTCCTATCTTAATTTTACTTCATTGTAGTGCAGTGCCTACCTAATGTATTATTAAAATAGGAAAGTGGTAGGAAGCATACGAGACGTGAAAGGGTTATTTGTTCAGATTTTTCATGCCCTAAAAATAAGTATTCTGTCATTTCTGCCACCCTAAAAAGGGGTAAAGCTGTTATTGCACATTTGATGCAATACAAGCACCCTTGAGTGCTCTCTTTAGACAGGGTAAAATTAGTATAGTTAATTTTATAAATAGAAAGGATGGTGAAGATAATGACCAAGAAACAGAAACGATTCGTTGAAGAATATTTGATTGATTTAAATGCCACACAGGCAGCAATCAGAGCAGGGTATTCCCCTAACAGTGCAAGACAGATTACTGATAAAAACATGTCAAAACATGACATTCAAGCTGCTATTGATAAGGCTATGGCTGAAAGGTCAAAACGAACTGGTGCAAATCAAGATAGAGTTGTTCAGGAACTTGCAAAGATTGCCTTTGTGAATCCTGCTGACATCATCAATTTTGATGAAGCAACAGTCAAAGATACCGCTTCAACAACATCCGCGCCGGCACAAAGTTATCCGCAGTACGTACAACAGCAACCAACACCCGATATGCCGCAAGGGTTACCCGCAGGCGCCACAACAACAGCCTGTGTATGCACAACAGCCCAGGGAAATGAACACACCCATGAGTTATTCCGCTGTTGACCCAATTACCGGGCAACCGATTGTAAGGTAAGTAAAATGTTACATCATCTTAATATAGACATTGAAACTTATTCATCTGTACCAATAGCAAAGGCGGGACTGTACAAATACGTGCAGCCCCCCGATTTTCAAATACTACTATTCGGTTATTCACTTGACGGCGCACCGCCGACAGTCATTGATATGGCACAGGGCGAAAAAATACCGTGCAATATATTCTATATGCTTGACGACGACAACTATATAAAACACGCATATAAAGCCGCTTTTGAATGGTATTGTCTAAACAAATTTTGGTTTTGTTCCATTGAGCAATGGCGCGATACCATGCTTCACGGGCTTTACTGCGGATACACCGCAGGGCTTGATGCAACAGGTAAGGCTTTGGGGCTGCCGCAGGAAAAGCAAAAACTTGCAACAGGTAAGGCATTAATCAGAACTTTCTGTGTTCCGTGTAAACCAACGGCACGAAACGGCGGAAGAACCCGAACACTTCCACATCATGAACCTGAAAAATGGGAACTGTTTAAGAAATATAACGCACAGGACGTTGTTACTGAACAAGAAATTGAACGCAGGCTTTCACCGTTTCCGGTTCCCGACGAAGTTCAGCATCAGTGGGAAACTGATTTGAAAATCAATGCCCGAGGCGTATCCGTTGACCTTGACTTAATTAATGGAGCGATTAGCTGTTCCGATACGGTAACATCCGAATTGACGGATGAAGCAGTTAAGTTAACAGGACTTGAAAATCCAAACAGTGTGGCACAGTTAAAGGGTTGGCTTGAAGAGGAAACGGTGAAAGAAATTAAATCTTTGAACAAAGAAACCGTATCAAATTTACTCAATGAAGTTGATAATAAAAAAACCCGACGTGTGCTTAAAATACGGCAGAAATTAGGAAAAACAAGCGTTAAAAAATATACTGCAATGGACGATGCCGTCGGTGATGATGACCGTGTCCGCGGATTGCTTCAATTTTATGGGGCTAACCGCACAGGACGCTGGGCGGGTCGAATTATACAGCCACAGAACCCTGCCACGTACGTATCTTCAAGGAAAAATGCTTGACTACGCGCGTGAACTGGTAAAAGAGAAAAAGATTGAAAACATTAAACTGATTTACGGAGGCGTACCCGATACACTATCGCAATTAATACGAACCGCGTTGATACCCGCAAAAGAACATGTGTTTGTTGATGCGGACTTTTCCGCCATTGAAGCACGAGTTATAGCTTGGCTTGCGGGTGAAGAATGGGTACTTAATGTATTCAGAACGCACGGCAAAATATATGAAGCCTGCGCATCACAAATGTTCGGTGTACCGATTGAAAAAATCACAAAGGGACAACCTGAGTATGCACTACGACAAAAAGGAAAGGTCGCAACTCTTGCACTCGGATATCAAGGCGCATCGGGCGCATTAATTAATATGGGAGCATTAAAGCAGGGGCTTACCGAAGAAGAACTCCCCGATATTGTGCGCCGCTGGCGTGACAGCAATAAGAGAATTACCGCCCTTTGGTATGCCGTTGAAAATGCCGCAATATCTGTTGTAAAAACGGGAAGACCCACAGGCGTTCGCGGATTGATGTTTGCACTTGAGGGCGACCACGCAACAGACCAATACTTCTTGACTATAACCCTACCGTCGGGGCGTAAACTCTTTTATGCTAAACCTTTTCTTTCACCAAACAAATGGGGAAAAGACAGTATCCACTATTATGGTATGAACCAAACAAGTAAGAAATGGGAAGTATTGGACACTTATGGCGGCAAGCTCGTTGAGAACTGCGTGCAAGCTATCGCCCGTGACTGTTTGGCTGTAAACATTGAACGGCTTGAAAATGCGGGCTACCCCGTTGTGTTTCATGTACATGATGAGGTAGTAATTGATTGTCCAAAAGAAAAAGCAGACCTCGTCAAAGTCTGCTTTATAATGGGACAACCGATAAACTGGGCGCCCGGGCTTCCGCTTAAAGCGGACGGCTGGATCGGGGATTATTATACTAAGGATTAATTTTTAGCACCAATATCTTTTCTCATAAATTGTATTAATTCATTTACTTGTTTAACAACTTCTGAGGCTTCCTTTTCAGTGAATACTTTTGGGTATTTAGGACCTATTTCGGATAAAACATGGGCATACTTTTTAGGTATTTTCATACTCAAATCTCCATTTGATTTCTCTACACATTTGTTTATAATATACGCTTCTAATATCGCATTTTTTTCTTCTTCTTCATCATCCATAGACTCTGCCTTACAACCAACAGAATACTTAATATAATCCAACACGTATTCGAGCTCATTAAGAAATTTTTTGGACAAAAATAGGTTACGTTTTCCGGCGTCATTTTTTATAAGCCCATCCATGTTATTTAATGCTTTTTGGATATTTTTTGCATCCTCATTGTCTAATCGGGTTGGATTAATTTTTTGTAAATAATTTAAACTATTTTGTAAACCTATATATTTTTTTTTTGCGTTCAATCCAATTACATTCTTCTTTTTTTACGTTCTTTTCAATAACATCCGATATAAGTTTTAAAAAAACTGGTATACAGCTTAGGGATTCTCCGTTCATAATAAACATCTCCTCCCACATTTTTCCCCATTATACCCCTAATTTTTTATTCTGTAAAGGAGTGATACTCCATGTTAATTAACGATAGACAAATAACAATAAGCGCCGCGGGCAGCCGAAAAGCTGCCAAATGGCCGGCGCAGACTTTATATATATCTGAATTATATGACAAACTTCAAGTGCCGACACGCGGTACTGAAACATTAGCCGAATACCTTAGGCTTAAAAAGTCACAACAGGACAACCTTAAAGACGTCGGCGGCTTTGTAGGAGGTACTTTTCAGGATAACCGCCGAAAAGCAAACTCAGTAGTTGGACGTGACATTTTAACCCTTGACCTTGACCACATAGAAGCAGGTAAAACTGATGATGTTCTGCGGCGCGTTGACGGTCTTGGCTGTGGTTACTGTGTCTACTCTACCCGCAAGCACTCGCCCGATGCACCACGTATTAGGGTTATTCTTCCGCTTGACCGTACGGTAACAGTGGACGAATACGAACCAATTGCACGTATGGCGGCGAAATTAATCGGTATAGAAATGTGCGACCCGTCAACCTTTGAAGCGTCAAGGCTAATGTACTGGCCGTCATGCTGTGCAGACAGCCAATATGTTTACAGGCATGGTGATAAGCCGTTTTTAAGTGCTGACGGAATGTTGGGGTTGTATCCAAATTGGCAGGATTATAACTCATGGCCGCAGGTGCCGGGAACACAGGACGTACATACACGCCTTGCAAAAAAAGCAGGGCGACCCGATGCATAAAAAAGGCGTTGTCGGAGCATTCTGCCGTACATACAACATCTATTCTGCTATGGACAAATTTTTACCTGGAATATATGAACCGGTTGACAATAGCAGTGACCGCTATACTTTTACAGGCGGAAGTACAACGGGCGGCGCTGTGATATATGAAAACGGAAACTTTTTGTTTTCACATCATGCCACGGACCCCGCAGGAGGTAAACTCTGCAATGCCTTTGACCTTGTTAGATATCATTTATTTGCTGACAAGGATGATGAAGCTAAACCTGAAACGCCTGTAAATAAATTACCGTCATACATATCAATGTGCAAACTTGCTGTAAAAGATGAAAATGTCGCGGCTCTCCTTAATAAAGAGCGGTACGAAACAGCTACACAAGAGTTTGCGGGTGTCAAGCCGAATAATGATGATGAACCCGAAAACTGGATGTCAAAATTGCAAGTTAATTCTCAAACAGGTGCAGTTTCAAAAACCGCAGACAATATATTAATCATACTTGAAAACGACCCATTATTAAAAGGGCACGTCCTCTATGATGAATTTGCTAAAAAAGGTGTAGTTGCTGATACGCTTCCCTGGGATTTAACACACCCCGGGCGGCGGTTTTGGAACGACAACGACGATAAGGGGGCGCGCTGGTACATGGAAAAAATATATAACATAACCGGTAAAGACAAGGTAACAGATGCATTAGGACTCTGCGGAAATAATCACTCTTTCAATGAAGTAAAGGATTACCTTGCCGGTTTATCGTGGGACGGTGTGCCGCGGCTTGACCAATTGTTTATCGATTATTTAGGTGCTGCTGATACGGAATATGTAAAAGCTGTTACCCGTAAATCATTCACTGCAGCTGTTGCAAGAGTATTTGATGCAGGCTGTAAATATGATACCATGCCGATTTTAACAGGACCGCAGGGGCTCGGTAAATCAACTCTGCTTAATAAAATGGGCGGAAAATGGTTCACCGACGGACTAAAGACTTTTGAGGGTAAAGAAGCCTGCGAATTAATTCAAGGTGTTTGGATAGTAGAAATCAGCGAACTTGAAGCATTCAACAAGTCGGAAGTGGGCAGAATAAAGCAGTTTCTAAGTCAAAGGATAGACCGCTTTAGGGCAGCATACGGGCGACATGTACAGGAATGTCCGCGCTGTTGTGTGTTTTTCGGTACGTCCAACAATGGAGAATATCTCCGCGACCCGACAGGCGGCCGCCGTTTTTGGCCTGTTGACCTTGCAGTGCAGAAACCAATAAAGAGTGTCTTTAAGGACCTTGATAACGAAATAGACCAACTGTGGGCTGAAGCCTTGGCGCGCTGGAAGTTAGGCGAACCTTTATATCTTTCGGGTGAACTGGAAAAAGCCGCAAGGGAAGAACAGGAGAACCACAGGGAACACTCTCCACGTGAAGGAGTTATTCGTGATTTTATAAAGCATAAAGTGCCTATTGACTGGAGCAAGTGGCCGCTTGAACGGCGCCGAATGTTTTGGGCGGGCGGTATAGCTGATAAAAAAGATACTGATCTTGTACCGCGCGACCGCGTATGTGCTTTGGAAATATGGTGTGAAGCGTTTAACGGTGATCCTAAGTATATGAAATATCAAGATACTAAAGAAATCAATGAAATCCTTTCTATGGCAAGTGGTTGGAAAAGACAAAAAACGCCGAGAAAATTTGGATATTGCGGTTCGCAGAGAGGATTCGAAAAAGACAATAAAAACGACTACATTCAACCAACTACATTTAAAAATATGTAGCTACCTCAAACTACATTGGCTACATAAGAACTACATTGAATGTAGTTCAAAGTTACCGCATACACACTGGATTATATGGATAAAACTACATTTACTACATTTATCTTAATATTAATGTTTAAATAGGGGAATTAGGTAATATACGTATATACCTAATACGCCTAATGCGCCTGTTTATATAGTATATATAGGAAACACATAGCAAATGTAGCACAATTAATTGAAAGGCGTAATAAGACAATGAGAGAAAAAGTAGTTGAAGCATATTTGCGAGACCGGGTGAAAGAAATCGGCGGTAAAGCATATAAGTTCGTAAGTCCGGGAAATAATGATGTGCCTGACAGACTGGTATGTTTACCGGGTGGACAAGCAGTTTTTGCTGAACTGAAAGCCCCGGGGAAAAAGCCGACAGCACTCCAAATCAATCAACAAAATAAACTTGCGAAAATGGGCTTCAGCGTTTGGACTTTAGACAGTAAGCACGAAGTTGATGTGTTTATTAATTACTGCACAAGTGTGGTGAAAAGACAATGATATTCGTACCGCATGGGTATCAAGCATATTGCATTAAGCAGATTATTAATCACAATGCATTAGGGTTATTTCTCGATATGGGTTTAGGGAAAACAGTTATCACATTAACCGATGTGAATGACTTGAAATATAACAGATTCGCAGTCAATAAAGTACTTGTCATAGCACCTAAAAAAGTCGCAGAGGCAACATGGAGCAAAGAAGCACAGAAATGGGATCATCTGAAACTTTTGAGAATTTCAACGGTACTTGGGACAGCAAAACAAAGAATTAAAGCCTTAAGCATGCCGGGGGACATTTACATAATCAACCGTGAAAATGTGCAGTGGTTAGTTGACTATTACAGAAATGATTGGCCGTTTGATATGGTGGTAATTGATGAATCATCCAGCTTTAAAAATCACCAGGCGAAAAGGTTTAAAGCATTAACATGGGTGCGGAGTAAAATATCACGTATTGTAGAACTTACTGGTACACCTGCGCCTAATGGGCTAATTGATTTGTGGTCTCAGATTTATCTCCTTGACGGCGGGCAAAGGTTGGGGAAAACTATAGGCGGCTTTCGTCAGAGATATTTTGATCCCGACCAAAGAAACGCACAGCAGATTTTCAGTTACAAGCCAAAAGAGGGAGCGGGACAAACAATACAGGACAGAATATCGGATATATGCATCAGCATGAGTGCAAAGGATTATCTGGAATTACCCGAATGTGTTTATGTTGATGTTCCAGTTGCACTTGATAGAAAAGCTGCTAATGCCTATAAGAAACTTGAACACGATATGCTTTTGAAAGTAGATGAAGATGAAATATCAGCAACAACTGCGGCAACACTTGGAAATAAGCTGCTACAACTTGGTAATGGCGCTGTATATGACGAAAACCATAAAGCCGTTGTAATTCACAAATGCAAAATTGAAGCCTTTATGGAAACTGTTGAAGCACTGCAAGGACAATCAGCTTTAGTATTTTATAATTTCCAACATGACCGAGATAGGATTTTAAAGGCACTTGCCAAAACTAATTTACGAGTTCGAGTGTATCAGGGTCCGCAGGACGAAACCGGTTGGAATAACCATAAAATAGATATTCTTCTTGCGCATCCGGCAAGCACGGCATACGGGCTTAATTTACAAGAGGGCGGAAACCACATAATTTGGTTCGGCCTAAATTGGAGTTTAGAACTGTATCAGCAAGCAAATAAAAGACTTCACAGGCAAGGACAGAAACAGAAGGTATTTATTCATAACCTTATAGTTCAGGGCAGTGTGGACGAGGATGTACTTGATGCCCTACAGGGTAAAAGCAGTACGCAGGAAAGTCTTTTGAAAGCACTTAAGGTAAGAATTAAAAAGGTTAAAGGAAAGTGATTTTATGATGAATATATTATCAGTTCGGCTTAGAAATTTGAGGGGCGAAAAAAATATAAGTCAACTTAAACTTTCATTGGAACTGGGATTTTCACAAAGTGCAGTTGCCGCATATGAAGCGGGACGAAAAAATCCATCAATTTTCAGCCTTTGCTGTATGGCTGATTATTTTGATTGCAGTACAGACTATTTACTTGGACGTACAGATAGGAGGAGCAAGAATGTATAAGTTTGCAAAGAGGCTTCGCCGACTCAGGCGAGGCAAGCTGTTAAGCCAAAACCAACTTGGCGAGCAAGTAGGAATCGCAAGGGTTACAATTTATGCTTATGAACATGGAGAACGTAATCCAACAGCATATACGTTGTGTCAGCTTGCCGATTTTTTCGGGGTTTCGGTTGACTTTTTATTGGGGAGGTCGGATAAACGGAATGTACAACCCTAAATACATAAGCTTACCAAATGATATTTATCGTACAGCTGTTAATGTATCAAAATCCTATTATGCAATGCTTCGGCGACGAAAAGAAATTGAGGATGAAATAATTCATGAATCGCCATGTTCTGACGGGCAACCACACGGAAGCGGGACAAGCGATACAACGGGGCAAAAGGCGGAACGAATATTATTAAGGCAGGCTGAAAATGAACGTAAGATTAAAGCAGTAGAACAGGCATGGGCTGAATTTACAGAGCCATATCAAAGGGAGTTTATAAAATTTAAACCTGTTTGAAAATATCAGAATGGATGATATTAATTTACCGTTTGCGATTATAACCATGAAGCGAATGAGGAAAAGATTTTTAGTTAGAGTCGCTGAGAACTTAAACGAAATATGATACCTAAAAACAAAGTCAAGGGGGTATAATGAGTATAGTAAGAAAATAAGGTAAAACTTGGCTACCTCCTTAAAAGCGCCGTCTGTAATGGGCGGCGCAAATATGTTAGACTTCAAGCAATAGCTGTGCTAAAGGTGCGAATCCGAAGTTTAACACCAATAGTGCTTTACGGTGTAAGTACATAACAAGGCTTGATTAGGATAAGTCCAAAAGAGCAAACCGTTTGGGATATTTAAGCCCACAGAAAAAAGCAGAGGATTTTATTCCCCTGCTTTTCTGCAAAAATCATCAATGAATTTTTTTATTTCAGCTGTGGGTGTAGTGCCTAACTCTACACACTTTGTTTTAAACTTATCTAATACATCCGGCTTTAAATCAAGAGGGAAGCGAACGTATTTTGCACGAAGATGTTTTTGCTGGGCTTTGTATTTATTTTCGTTATTCAATTCAATTCTCTTTTCTTAATGATTTTATAGATATCTAAACAAATATTGAAAAGTATTATTATAGCATTTATTATTACAGCACATTTTATTATGAATCCCCAACTTGTTGCAAATGCAATTACCAATAATGCAGCAAGGATAAATACCCAAACTCTATTATTCTTCATATTGTTAAATCTCCTTTCATATGGTATTCTATATTTAAAGCAAAACCCCAAACGGGGGAGGGAGCTTTTACTCCCTCAGCTTTCATTAAGATTTTATTGCTGTAATCAAAGCGGCTATTGCAATGACGGCTTGGATTATCAACTCAATTAAGTCTTTAGTTGAAAGCTTTTTGCTTTTCTTTTTACTCATTTATGTATCTCCTTTTCTTTACTGTACTTACATTATATCATATACGTACGTATATGTCAATACTTTTACATACAAATTAGAAATATTTTCAAAGCATCTCACTAAAGCGTGAGGTGCTTTTCTTTTACCCATTCGGAGGATTAAAAAATGAACTGTATAAAGAAAATAGCCGACCATGATTGTAATAACTGCCCGTGCGGCTATATAAAAAATAAAAAAATACACTGCGGCAGGTGCGAGTACAGCAACGTACTAAAGACGGGAACGACGAGCTGTATGCTGCCGAGGTGCGCTAAACTATTGAAACGAGGTGGTGATGCATGTGGCGAAAGGTAAATATCAGAAGTGGCTGACTCAGGATGGACACACACTTCTTGAAGCGTGGGCGAGGGATGGACTGACGGATGAGCAGATTTCTCACAATATGGGAATTGCCACGTCAACTTTATATGATTGGAAAACAAAATATCAGGAGATTTCGGACGCCTTAAAAAAGGGTAAAGAAGTTGTTGATATTGAAGTTGAAAATACACTCCTTAAAAGGGCTTTAGGTTATAAGTATAAAGAAGAAAAAATCGAAACCGATGAAGCGGGCGGAAAAAAAATAACAACTACAACAAAAGAAGTTGTACCCGATACAACCGCTCAAATCTTTTGGCTTAAAAACCGTAAACCTGAACAATGGAGAGAAAAGCAGACGGAAAATCAAAATATCACTGCTGAAGATGACCCAATTACAAAATCACTTAAGGAGAATTTCGGAAAATGAGTTTATCAGAAAAACAAAAACAAATACTTACTTTTCCGTATTCCGGTAAATCAGCGCTGATTTGCGATGGCGCTGTCCGCTCCGGCAAGACATCTATCACGTCATTGTCCTTTATCCTATGGGCAATGGGCAACTTTTCCAACCAAAATTTCGGAATCTGTGGAAAAACGGTAATATCAGCTGAACGAAACGTAATTAAGCCCTTACTTGGAATTAAATATTTGAGAGAACAGTTTACATTGCACTTTGCAAACCACATATTGACAGTGTCGAGAGGACGCAAAACAAATACATTTTATGTGTTCGGCGGTAAAGACGAAGCGTCATATATGCTTATACAAGGTGTAACTCTTGCCGGCGTGTTTTTGGATGAAGTCGCATTAATGCCGGAATCATTTGTTAACCAGGCACTTGCCCGCTGTTCCGTTGAGAGTTCAAAATACTGGTTCAACTGTAACCCCGAGGGTCCACAGCATTGGTTTTATCGGGAATGGATTTTAGACCCGGAGCATAAGCATAACGCCGAACATATTCATTTTCTGCTGGACGATAATCCATCCTTAAGTGAAGCAAAAAAGCAGGAATATTACAGCAGCTATTCCGGCGTTTTCTATGACAGATATATTTTGGGGAAATGGGTAGCTGCTGACGGGCTTATATATCCTGACCAGGCGAACGGACAGGGTATTGTTCCGAACCAGCCACGCGACTATGTAAAATACGTGATAAGTATCGACTATGGCACGCTAAATCCTTTCTCAGCGGGTTTGTATGGTTTGTGGTATGAGTTTCAGGAAGAATATTATTTTCCTTGCCTATCACTCCACGAAGAAGAACAAAAGCCAATCGGCATTTGGGGACAAAGGCATTTGAGATATATCAAGCAGCACACGCGAAACTTGTACTTTAATCTTGTTGCTAAAGGAAATCTTAACAGCTACCTTGCTGATATTGACAAGCAGGCTGAAGAAATGCTTTCTCAGCTAGTGCAATCAATGAAAGAGAGTGAATGCCTCACTGAAAAACTCAAGACGGAAAATCAAATGCTGTGGATACAAAGGATGAATAATATTCACAGCAGGGAGATAGAAGTTGTAAATGCTGATTTGATTTTTATGTAAAAATATACCGAGTGCAGCTCAAAGTTCAAAATTGAACTGTACTCGGTTATATATAAATAATTGTAAAAGTTGCTTATAAACTGTTGTCTTATAGTCCGTTTTCTTTTATAATATAAAATATCTAACTATGATATCAGGGAGCTTGTTTAGTATGGAGAATAACATAATTACTGAAAAATTTGGTAATAGAATCAGAGAATTGCGTAACAAAACTGGATTAAGCCAAGAAAAATTTGCATTGAAAATAGGAATGGATCGCACATACTTTGCAAGTGTAGAACTCGGAAAACGCAATATAGCTTTAAAAAATATTAAAAAAATAGCAAATGGTTTAGGGGTAACTTTATCTGAATTATTTGAAGGACTATAAGTTACTATTTACATAATGAATCGATAGAGAAGTGAGGACAATGATGATGGCAACAGTTGATAAAAAAATATATAAGACATCATTGATAAATAACCGCAGGTATTTAGGAAACAAGTATAAACTTCTTCCTTTCATAACAAAAGTGGTTAATGATGAATGTACAGAAATCGAATCTGTTGCTGATATTTTTGCTGGAACTGGTGCGGTTTCATCAGCTTTTAATGATAAAATAATAATTACAAATGATTTAATGTATAGCAATTATATTTGTAATTTAGCTTGGTTTGGAGCTCAAGAATATAATCCACAGATAATAATTGATTATGTTGTTGGATATAACGTTATATCAGAGTACAATGAAAACTATATGACTGAAAATTTTGCAAATACATATTTCAGTTATAATGATTGCTCTAAAATTGGTTTTATAAGAGAAGATATTGAGAACAGTTATGATGCAGGAAGAATTAACGAAAGAGAAAGAGCAATTCTGATTACTTCCTTGTTATATGCAATGGATAAAATTGCAAAAACTTGCGGGCACTATGACGCATATCGAAAAGGTGCTGAATTTAACTCCTCTCTCGAATTGTATGTACCGTTAGCGGAAGTAAAAAATCGTAAAGAAAATAAATGTTTTAACGAAGACGCTAATGAATTGGTAAAAAACATTTTGGCAGATTTAGTTTATATAGATCCACCATATAATTCTCGCCAATATTGTGATGCCTATCACTTGCTTGAAAATGTCGCACGCTGGGAAAAGCCAGAAGTTTACGGTGTGGCAAGAAAAATGAATAGAGATAGTATGAAAAGCAAGTACTGCACTAAAAGTGCAACCGAGGCATTTGAAGATTTAATAAAAAATATAAAGGCAAAGTACATTTTGTTTTCGTATAACAATATGGCTACCAAAGGAAATGATAGATCTAACGCCAAGATATCTGATGAAGATATTATGAGAATTTTACAAAACAAAGGCAATGTAAAGGTTTTTTCAGAAAATTACAAAGCGTTTTCAACTGGAAAATCCAATATCTCAGATAATGCAGAAAGACTGTTTTTGTGTACTTGCTTTAGCGAGGAAAAATGATATGATACAATCTCCTTTAAATTACACAGGCGGAAAATTTAAATTGTTACCGCAAATATTACCTTACTTTCCAAATGATATTGATGTATTTGTGGATTTGTTTTGTGGTGGTTGTAATGTAGGAACCAATATCCAAGCTAATAGAGTCATATATAATGATTTAAATGAACACTTACTCTATTTGTATAATACATTTAAAAATTTAGATAAGGAATCGACCTTTGAATGGATTTATCAAATTATTGATAAGTATCAGTTATCACTTGTAAGTAGGAACGGGTATGATTATTATGGATGTGAAAGTAGTAAAGGATTAGGAGACTATAATAGAGAGCACTTTCTGAAGTTGCGTGAAGATTTTAATAACAACACAAATGAAGATTATTACTATTATGTAATGCTGTATGTAATAATCGTATATGCTTTTAACAATCAAATACGATTTAATAGTAAGGGCAAATTTAATTTACCAGTTGGAAAACGTGATTTTAATAAAAAAATGGAAAATAAGCTATCTGCATTTATAGATACACTAAAAGCTCAAAACTGTTATTTTACGTGTAAGGACTTCAGAGAATTTGATGTTTCTCAACTGGATTCCAATGACTTTGTTTATGTAGATCCCCCATACTTAATTACCTGTGCTACATATAATGAGCAAGGAGGATGGGATGAGAACTCGGAACGAGATTTACTATCCTTTTTAGATAAACTTTCTCAAAACAAAATACGTTTTGCGTTATCAAATGTGCTTAGAAGCAAGGGAAAAGAAAATCAAATATTGATTGAATGGCTTAATAAAAATACCAAAAGATATAAGGTTATACAGCTAAATTACAGCTATTCAAATTCTAACTATCAAACTAAGGATAAATCATCTGTCAGTGAGGAAGTATTGATTATAAACTATTAAGGAGGAGCTGGCGTGGCAAACATTATACCATATAAGAGTTTTTGTTGGAGCTTAGGCACAACAAGCTTTAGAACTAAAAATTTTAACAAGACCATAGAGGAACAGCTCGCTCTTTTGAACGAGTTTTGGAATAAGGCAGAAAATAAAGATGAAAAGTGGTCTGGAAATAACGAATTACAAACTAAGTATTATAATTTTATGAAAGAAAAAAGGTTTGTTGAAGGGAACGCAGGAAATAAACCCAAAGACGCTCGTGAGAAAACTTCGGGGTTAGTCGATATCGGTTTGATAGATGATGGAAGAAAGCTTACTGATGCTGGACTAAATTTATTAGCTATTAGCGAATCCAATGACTTTTCCACTGATAATTTCTTTCACATACCCAAAGACAGTTTTATATATTTAAAGCAACTGCTTAAAACTTATAACGATATAAACGGAGGTGTTGTGCGTCCGTTTATTGTTCTGTTATATGTACTTTCTAAACTTGACACACTATCTTTAGAGGAATATACATACTTGTTACCACTTTGCACAAACAAAACATATACAGAACAAATTATTAAAGGTATTCAACAGTGTAGGAATAGTGAAGCTTCAATAGATGACATAATCATCAACAGACTAATGAAAATGGATAATTATAATACAGCATTAAATTTGTTGCTTAAAAATAATGTTAAAGAAGCTTTGCTATGTGAAATCGGTCTTAATAGGAAAAGTCGAAATTACGACAAAGTATATTGGCCGTTATATCAACATCTATATTCTGTATATGTTCAAAATGATATAGACTCACTTTCTTTGGTTTATTCTGCTACAAGAGATGTGAAAATAGGAAAATGGTGGCGCAGCTATATTTTCAATACAACATCAGAAGTGGCTATCGGTAAAAATCCAGCCGCCTGCAAAAAGAAAACAATTTTTGATAGTGTTACTAATGAAGCGGAGTTTAAGGTAACATTCTTTAAAATAATGCACTTGTTCAAGGCAAAAGCAACACTATCGGACTATCTTGATCTTAACAGAAGATATATCAAAACAACAGATATTGTTTTGTTTGAAGATAATCTTGTGAAATTGGATATCGTACCAAAACATTTCTTTAAATCTGTTGCAGAACGGCTTTATTTGGAAGCATATACTTCATCTGAACTTCTTTTCAAAGATTGTTCACTTCAAGAAATATCATCTTGTCTTGTAATTGATGAATCAGCAGTTATTACAGGCGTAAATGAAGAACTGGGAACAGATGTTACGACAATTGAAGAAGCTCGTTTAGCACTTGATGATAACCGTTATGCAAGATTACAACATCTAATTGATAATAAATTTACTGATGAAAATATCCTTACTCTTCTTGATAACTTCGAAGCAAGAAATGATAATGAAATTAGAGCGATGGTTACTGATAACGCTGATATACCTACTATTTTTGAGTATATATTGGGTATTCTTTGGTATAAAGTCAGCGAAAGACAAGGGAAACTTCTTGACTATATGAAGCTTTCTCTTGATGCGGATTTACTGCCTAAAACCCACGCTGCCGGTGGTGAAGCAGATATTGTTTATGAATATGCGGAAACTGGATATTATCCAGAGCATACACTGTTATTGGAAGCAACGCTTGCCGATAGCACAAATCAGCGTAGAATGGAAATGGAGCCTGTTTCAAGACATTTAGGGCAGCATTTAATTCGTACAGGTAATTTAAATTCCTATTGCGTCTTTGCAACTAATTTTCTTAATATAAATGTAATAGCTGATTTTAGAGGAAGAAAACATATGCCTTACTATGATACTCAAGACTATTCGAAAAGTGTTTCAGGAATGAAAATAATTCCGCTGCAAACATCAGAGCTAAAGAAAATAGTCATAAATCAAAAGAAATATAAAGACTTGTATCCATTGTTTGATGAGGCGTTTAATTCGGATTTGCCTCCACACGAATGGTACAGTGAGTGCATTCTAAGGACTATTTAATTTAGAGGGATAATTAAGATGATTAAGCATAAATTTTTATAAGTTACTGACTCCATTTTGACTCTACAATTTATGCAAGTCTAAATTTAAGAACACTAAAATGCAAATATCGACAATAAAAGCTATTAAATTACACATGAAATAACCTATATTAATCCGTTAGGAATCGAGTGGGAATGATTTGAAAAGGCCATTGAACCCAGTAGTTATGCGGGTCGGCGTTTTATCAAGGTTCCCGATGGCAACGTTTTGGCAACACTGATTCCAAGATTCATAAAAAGAGCTAACTGATTTTAACCGATCAGTTAGCTCTTTTTTTATTGAATGCCCATGTGCTAAGCAACATAATTTAATAAAGTGTTATTCGGACAGTCTAGTTTTTACATCCATTTTTGTCGCATGTAATAGCCTCAGTAGTTAAAACCCAGTCCTCAGGGTTGTCATCTATTCTCGCTCCGCAACCAGTGTAATTACCGTTTTTGAGATGTATTTTCCCTTTTTCCGATTTCGTTGTGTCATTACCAATGTATTTAATGTTCATTATGTTCACCTCCTTTGTATGATCGGATAATTATACCGCCAAGTATTATATTCCTCTTTGGTAATTTCTCCGTTTCTAAACTTTTCAGCCTCATGCTGCCAAGCACTGAACATATCAAGCAAAGAAAGATAGGTTGTATCCTTGGATTTATCAAGTCTAAGGCAAAGCTCTCCGTCAATTTCGCCAACCTTGATACCATATAAATCTTCCAATGCGAAAAAGGTGTGCATCAGACCAATATATGAGTCGATTTCAGGGACAGTGAGGGCTTTTGGTGATACTTCCAGCGCCTCCGCCAAGGTGTTCACCAGATTTTCTTTTGGAGTGCGGGTGCCCGATTCGTATTGCGCCATGCGCACATCGGCATTCCGCTTATCAAAGCCGACTTTTATTCCCAGCATTTTCTGCGTCATGCCGCGGAGATTTCGGATAAACCGAATTCGTTCACCGATAGCCATAACCGTCTATCCCCTGTTCTGTGTAAGATTGAACTTATGAATTCATTATAGCTTATTTGTTTAAGAATCGTCAAGATATATTAAACAAAAAAGTTAAATATTTTGGAGGAGAAGCCATTGACACAAGCAAATATGCTTAGTATAATAAGAACAGTTAAACAAATATGTTTAATACAAAGTGAATGACCGTCCAAACAGATACCTTCCGGGGAAACAGGCTAAGACCTTTTGATGACACAAGTGAGCCTGCCAAGGAGGAAAAAACGGCACAGCGCCAAATAAGGTTGCCTGCCAGGAAGCTGCACGGGGAGAACGGCGCCAAATAAGAGCAATAACGAAAGGAGAGGCTTTCATGAGTAATTTCTTTATGGGAGTGGACGAGGTGGCAACGGAGCTGGAGGTGTCGAAATCCTTTGCCTACAAAATCATGCGTGAGCTCAATGCCGAGCTGAAAAAGAAGGGATATCTGACCATTTCCGGCAAAGTCAGCCGAAAGTATTTTTTGGAGAAGCTTTGTTACGGCGAATCCAAAAGCGAAAAGGAGTGATACGGGTGGCTGCTTATAAAGAGCCCCAAACAAACACATGGCGCGTAGTTTACCGCTATACCGACTGGAAAGGAGAACGAAAACAGACCCAGAAACGTGGGTTCCCAACCAAAAGAGAGGCCCTTGCGTGGGAACGCGAACAGCTTCAGAAGGTGAAAGCCGATCTGGACATGACATTTGAAAGTTTCGTGGCGGTTTACACAGAGGATATGCAAAACCGTATGAAGGAAAATACTTGGGCTACTAAGGAACATATCATTCGTACAAAACTGGTTCCATTCTTCGGAAAGCGGAAAATGAGCGAAATTCAGCCAAAAGACATTATTGCCTGGCAAAATACCATGATTCGGTATCGGGATGAGCATGGCAAGCCTTACTCGCCGGTTTATCTGAAAACACTCCACAATCAGCTCAGTTGCCTTTTCAATCATGCGGTGAAATATTACGAGCTTTCCCAAAATCCGGCGGCTAAGGTTGGGAATATGGGCAAGGCGAAAAACCAGGAAATGCAGTTCTGGACAAAAGATGAATATCTGAAATTTGCCGATGCCATGATGGACAAGCCGATGTCTTATTATGCGTTTGAAATGCTGTACTGGTGCGGTATTCGGGAAGGTGAGCTGCTGGCTTTAACGCCCGCCGACTTCGATTTCAAGAAGAATATGCTTTCCATCACAAAATCCTATCAGCGACTGAAAGGCAAGGACTTGATTACGACGCCGAAGACGCCAAAAAGCAACCGGGTGATTAAGATGCCCCAGTTCTTGAGTGATGAAATGCAGGATTTTCTCAAGACTTTATATGGGCTTCAGCCGTCAGACCGGATTTTTACCGTCACGAAATATTATCTTCATCATGAAATGAAACGGGGCGCGGCGACTGCCGGGGTAAAACGTATCCGCATCCATGATTTGAGGCATTCACACGTTTCGCTGCTAATTGAAATGGGCTTTTCCGCCGTAGCTATCGCCGACCGGCTCGGTCATGAGAGTATTGAAATTACATATAATTATGCCCATCTGTTTCCGTCGGAGCAGAAAGAAATGGCGGATAAGCTGGATATTGAGCGTACTGGAAGGAGTGTTAAAGATGTCCCTGAAAAATCGTGATGAAAAGGGTCGCTGGAGAAATAAGACCGTGGCGTTTAGGGTTTCACCGGAGGAGGACGAGCAGATTGAAACAGCTGTCCGACTTTCCGGCCTAACAAAACAGGACTATATCATCCGGCGGCTGCAAAACCGCGATGTTGTGGTAGTTGGAAACCCGAGAGTCTATAAGGCACTTCGGAATCAGCTTGCGGCGGTGCTTACGGAATTGCAGCGGATTAGCGCCAGCGCATCGGTCAGCAGTGAGTTGTTGGACATGATTAGGCTGATTACTGTTACCATGAACGGCATGAAGGAGGACTGATAGAATGGGCTTATCCCAAGAAAAAACGACTACCCTTGATTCATCTGTTGGCGCAGACGATGGGCAGCCGCTTCATAACACTACTGACAAAATTATAGCAGATGAGAATTCGGAAAGCAAGGAAACCGAAAAGTATTTGGAAGCGTATCAACGCGATGTACTCCGAATGATGGACCCGGCTTACCTTCACACAGTTTCCATGAACGAGCTTTATGAAACGGTCTATTCGAGCAGGCCGCCGCTGATTGACGGACTGCTCTATCCGGGTACATACCTGTTTGTGGGCGCGCCGAAACTCGGCAAGAGCTTCTTTATGGCACAGCTTGCTTACCACATCAGCACGGGACTCCCGCTCTGGAATTTTTCCGTTAAACAGGGCACAGTGCTATATCTGGCGCTTGAGGATGATTATAAACGGTTGCAGGAGCGTTTGTTCCGGATGTTCGGAACAGACAGCGCGGAAAATCTCTTCTTTTCCATTTCTGCCAAGCAGCTCGGAAACGGTCTGGAAGAACAGCTCCAGAGATTCACACAAGAGCACTCCGGGACAAATCTGATTATTATCGACACGTTACAGAAAATCCGGGAGATCGGCGGAGATTCTTATAGCTACGCGAACGACTATGAAATTATCACGAGGTTGAAACAGTTTGCAAATGACTCCGGCGTCTGCCTGTTGTTGGTGCACCATACCCGGAAGCAGCAGGCCAATGATCGATTCGATATGATTTCAGGCACCAACGGCTTGCTAGGCGCGGCGGACGGTGCTTTCCTATTGCAAAAGGAAAAGCGCACGAGCAACGACGCTACGCTGGATATATCCGGACGTGACCAGCAGGATCAGCGGCTGTATCTTAAGCGTAATCCGGAAACGTTAGCATGGATACTGGAAAAAGCCGAAACGAAATTGTGGCGGGAACCGCCCGATCCCATACTGGAGGCAGTAGCTTCGGTTGTTACGGAAGCACAGCCGGTTTGGAACGGGAGTCCAACCGAGCTTGTCAATCGGATTGGTCTAGATATGAAGCCGAACGCGTTGACCTTACAGCTGAATGTAAAAGCCGGGCGGTTACTCAATGAGCATGGAATTCGTTATGAAAGCAGCCGGACCCATTCAGGCCGAAATATTTGCCTTACATTGGAAAAATGATAAAGCGTGACGATGGTGACGGTCGTGACGGTATTTCAGATAGTGGGCCCGGTGTCTCAGACATCGACACCATCGTCACAGTCGTCACGGAAAGTTTGGACGGAATGCAGAGATGCCCTTTTCAAAAGGCGTTCCCTGCTGGGGCACTGTCCGCAGACAGTGGGGCAAAGCCCCAACCGCCGTAGGCGGATAACCACTCCGTAGGGCGCAAAGGTACTTTTGATGCGAAGTGTCAAAAGTGCTTTTGCGTTACTTTTGACAAAAGTAACAAAACCCGGCATTCGCCGAATATTAGCCCACAAAGAAAGGAGAGCACATGAAGCGGACAATCAGCGTTATGATTGGGAAAGGGTGCCTCAACCATAACGAACGGAAATTCCATGCAAAAAATACCGACCCGGAACGTACTTATTTGAATCAGACTTATTGCAATGAGCGGATTCGGAATGTCTATCATGAACTGTTTGATGATGCGGTAAAGCGCTATAACGCCAAACAGAAACGGAGCGACCGCTGCATTTCTGATTATTACCGCAAAATCCGCACGGGCAAGCAGGAAAAGCCGTTCCATGAAGTAATCATCCAAATCGGAAATAAGGATGATACCGGCGTCCTGACGGAGAACGGCAAGGTTGCTGTTAGCGCTCTGAATGAGTATATGGAAGACTTTAAAAAGCGAAACCCGTATCTCCGGGTCTTTTCTGCTCATCTGCATATGGATGAGGCCACGCCACATTTACATATCGATTTTGTTCCGTTTACCACCGGCAGCAAGCGGGGACTGGATACGCGGGTATCGCTGAAACAGGCGCTGGCGGCGCAGGGTTTCAAGGGTGGCAGTCGGCAGGACACGGAGTGGAACCAATGGGTCGATGCGGAGAAACAGCAGCTTGCCCTTGTGATGGAGCGTCATGGTATTGAGTGGGAAAAGCTCGGAACACATGAAAAGCACCTGAGCGTTTTAAATTATGAAAAGCAGGAGCGGGATAAAGAGGTTGCTCGTCTGGATGTGCAAATTGAAAAGCAACTCACTGATTTGCAACGGTTTGATACCAAACAGAAAAGTCTGCAAGCCGGTATCGGACAGACGGAAAAATCGCTGGAGGTGGTGCAGAAGAAGCTGAACCGCCTGCAAAAACAAGAATCGTTGGTGAATCTCAATGTGGACCGTTATGACACCGAGAAAAAATGGCAACTTCCTGAGCCGGGAGCGTTGATGTCGGCCAGAAGCTACAAAATCAAAATTGTTGCGCCGTTTATTTCCAAACTGAAAGACGTGATTCGAAGCATTGTGGCGCAGTATCTGCGGTTGAAAGGAAAAACAGATGATTTGGAGAACCAGCTTGCCAGCGCATATGACCGTCTTGGTACCTTGAATTCTTCGTTTGATCGCATGGTAGAGGAAACACTGACTCTCCGTCGGACTCTTGTGGATTACAAACGGATTCGGCGTGCGTTAGGGGAGCGGCAAGCGGACAAGCTATTGGAACAGGTGAAAACGGAAGAACGGAGCAGAAATATATTATCGAAAACGAAAAGAATAGATAGATGAGGCAGATGTGCAATAGAAGACAAAGAACATACATGTAAGTTAAATAAGTCATGCATAGAATATGACAAAAAAATAATGCAAAAAATATTGACATGAGGAAAAATATATGATATATTCTATGCAGGACAAGAAAATACCGTCAAAAGCAGTGGCAACTACTCTTGACGGTACCCTCATTGATATACTTCAATCTAATTGCATGATAGCAAAATTCCATCGATTTGTCAATGAAGGCTTGTTACTTTGGCAAAAAGGAGGACACTATCATGCGATTTTATGCTAATAAAAATGCACAGTCGAATGGGGATCACGAAGTTCATCGCTCGACATGCAACTGGTTACCAGATGCCGAAAATCGGTTATACTTAGGCGATTTTTTGACGTCACAGGACGCAGTCAGAGAAGCAAAGCAATACTATGACCGTGCTGACGGTTGTGCCTATTGCTGCCCTGAGTCGCATACATCCTAATTCCTTTTCAGCCCGTCCGCATTCTGTGGACGGGCTAAGACTTAATAAGGAGCATTCTATGGAAAAGTTGAAACTGTCAAGGATTGCGACTGTGCAGAGTGGTTTAGTTCTGAACCGAAAAGAAGCCAGAGAATCCGGATCGGTAAAGAAGCAGTATAAACGGTTAAGCTTACGCTCGCTTGGCGATGATGGGTCGCTGAAAATTAATGAGTTGGATGAATATAATTCTTCTGAGATTCTCGACCAAACGGTTTTGACTCAGGAGAAAGATATTGTTGCTAGGTTGTTTGCACCTATTTTTCCAGTAACAATACAAGAAAATGAAACCGGGTTTGTCATTCCTTCACAGCTAGCAGTAATCCGGCTAAAGAATGCACGCAAGATCATGCCGGATTATTTAAGGTGGTATTTATCAGTACCATTAGTTACAGATAAAATTCTTTTAAAGGAAGGTTGGCAAATGCAGCGGGCAATAAAGATCAGCACACTGTCTGATATTTATATTCCAATTCCGCCACTACAGAAACAGCGGCTTATCGTTCAAATATGCACAACGGGTATGAAACGCGAGAGTCTATATCGCGAGCTTATCGAGCAAGAAAAACTTTATATGAATGCGCAGATTCAGAAAATAATCGGAGGAACAGTGGAATGAGTACGTCAAAAAAAAATATTGAGAATGCGTTGATGCGTTGCGCAGATTCGCTACGGGATACCATTGATGCAGCAAACTATAAGGACTATGTTCTTCCGCTGATGTTTGTAAAATACCTTAGCGACACATATACGGAAAAAGTGCAGGAACTGGAAAAAGAATATGAGGGCATACGCTTGGAGAGGCAAAAGCGGTATCTTCCGTTTACTGTTGCGCAGGATTGCTCTTTTTCTACCCTTTATGAACAAAGATATTCGGATAAAATCGGCGAAATTATCAATATGGCGATGCGTCAGATTGAAAATGACAATAATCAACAACTTGCCGGTGTTTTAAACACAACCGATTATAACAGTGAAAACGCACTTGGCACTCGTGAACATAAAAACGCAATTCTTAGAGAGTTGCTTGAAGATCTGTATCCTCTGGATCTGCGTCCGTCACAGATTGAAGTTACGGAAGGACAGGTTCCGGCGGATGTCATTGGTGATGCCTATGAATATATGATCGGTCAGTTTGCGAGCATGGCAGGCAAAAAGGCGGGCTCTTTCTACACACCAGCTGCGGTGTCGGAATTAATGGCCCGTATTGTTGCTGTCAAACCAGGTGACCGGCTGTACGATCCCACATGCGGTTCCGGCTCTCTCTTGATAAAATGCGCAAAACAGGCTCGGTCAAAACAGATTTCTATATATGGTCAAGAGGTTAACGGTTCCTCGGTCGCTATGGCAAAGATGAATATGTATATCCATGAGATAAGCGATGCAAAGATTGCTTGGGGTGATACCCTCGCCAACCCTATGTTTAAAGATGACGATGGAAATCTTCTTACTTTTGATGCTATCGTTGCAAATATGCCTTTCTCCAAAGATAAATGGGCTGTCGGTTTTAATCCAGGCGGCGAATCCAGTGGCAAAGGAAAAAAAGAATTCAAGATGGAAGCCACGCTGGATAAGTACCACCGTTTTGATTGGGGTGTGCCTCCGGCAAGTAAGGGTGACTGGGCTTTCTTGCTTCATATGATTGCCAGTCTTGCTGTTGGCGGAAGAATTGCTGCTGTCGCCCCACATGGTGTCCTGTTCCGTGGTGCCGCAGAAGGCAGAATCCGCCGGAGAATTGTGGACGAAAACCTATTGGATACAGTTATTGGATTGCCGGAAAATCTGTTTTATGGTACCAGCATCCCCGCCTGTATTCTTGTATTCAAAAGGGGACGTAAAAACACAGACATCTGCTTTATTGATGCCAGCAAGAAAGATGAGAACGGTAATCTCCGTTATGTAAAAGTATCAAACCAGAATGAACTCAGTGAGAAGAACATTAATGATATCGTAACGGCTTATAAGAATCGTGTTGATGTAGAAAAGTTCGTTCATGTTGCATCTTTGGAAGAAATCAGACAAAATGACTACAATCTGAACATTCCACGCTATGTGGATACCTTCGAAGAGGAAGAACCGATTGATATTGAGTCCGTTCAGCAGAATATTGCACATTTAAAAATTGAAATTACTGAAGCAGAAAAGCAAATGGATGCTTATCTAAAGGAGCTTGGTTTATAAGTGATATCGTAAAATACAGCGATAAGAGTTTGAAGAAACTGAAAGGGAGGATAAATGAATGTCAAAGCTAAAAGAAGCCGATTTCTATTATGGAGCTGTTTTGTCAAATCTCCTAAACAACCACATTTGTCCAGCTCTAATTGAGGGCGGAACTGATCGTCAGATTTATGATTTCACAACTGATAATACGGAATTCAGACTTTTTGTAAAATATCGTTCCGAACCTATAAAAACAAAAACAGTAAATTACTTAAGCTGGCAGTTCGCTTTTTCAGATTCAGATATTCGGGAACTTTCAGACTATTATAGTCAGAATATGAATGTTTCACTTGGCCTTGTCTGTGGAGATGTTCCGATGAGGCAAAGCCAATATGCAGTTTTACATAAAGATGAGTTGAAAGAGCAACTGCTGCAGCCCGGGAAGAAATCCATTACCCTAAGCATAAAAAAAGGCGAGCGTGCTTTTAGGCTGTCTGTAGGCGGCGGAAGAGAAAAAGCTATCCAAATTCCCTCGAACAGGCTGTACTAAGGTTGTTAACTTAAGGAGATTACTTCATGACCGAAGAGATCAAAGCAAGGATAGAACAGATTAAAGCAGGTAAGGTACCGGAGGGGTACATAAAAACGAAAGCCGGACTTATGCCATCTGACTGGAATATTAATAAAAAAGCTAAAGAAGTCTTCAGACGACATACGGATAAAAAGCATGATGATTCATTGGAAATATTGGCAGCAACGCAAGAAAACGGGATTGTTCCAAGAAGTCAGATTAACATAGATATTAAGTGTTCAGAAGAAGGCATTAATGGGTATAAGAAAGTCGATGCGGGTGACTTTGTAATTAGCCTGCGTTCTTTTCAAGGTGGAATTGAGTATTCTCCATACGACGGTATAGTAAGTCCGGCATATACAGTCCTGAAACCTGCCATTCCGATATCAAACGAATACTACAAAAATTACTTTAAGACAGAAGAATTTATCAGCAGATTGAATAGCACTATTTATGGTATTCGTGATGGAAAACAAATCGGATATGATGATTTTGGGGATTTAATCATTCATAACCCTCCATTGTCGGAGCAGCAGAATATCGCTGATATTCTGCTGCAATGCGACAAAGTAATTGCTTTAAAAAAAGAGCGTATCAAGGAAGAAAAGAGGCTGAAAAAGTGGCTGATGCAAAAGTTGCTTAATCCGAACAGCGGAGTAAGGTTGCCAGGATATGAGAAAAGTGAATGGGAAAAAACTAATATTGGTTGTGTTACGATTTCATTTTCTGGTGGAACTCCGGAATCCTCAAAAAAGGAATATTATTGCGAGAATGGAATTCCGTTTATAAGGTCTGGTGAAATTAGCTCCACAAAAACAGAATTATTTCTTACACAGAAAGGGTATCAAAACTCCTCTGCGAAAATGGTTAACAAAGGAGATTTACTGTATGCGTTATATGGAGCCAATAGTGGTGATTGTTTCATCTCACAAATTCATGGAGCAATCAATCAAGCCATTCTATGTATAAGAAGTACAAAAGTCAATATTGTTTTTCTCTATTATGTTCTAAAAAATGCCCAAAATCACATTGTCTCCACTTATTTACAAGGCGGTCAGGGAAATTTATCGGCGGCCATAATTAAAAAAATAAGTGCATTTATTCCAATACAAAATGAGCAAATTGCTATTTGCAAAGTCCTTTCTACACAAGACGAAAAAATTCATAGATTAGAACAAGAACTTGCCCAATGGCAGCAAAAGAAAAAAGCCCTGATGCAGCTTCTACTGACTGGGATTGCGAGGGTTCCAATATGACTAAAACTTTTAAAGCAACATGCCCGTATTGTGGCACAAGAGTATATTTAGAATTATGGGGTGAAGGATACAAGGAACAAAAAGAAACGAAAAGCGGCGGTTATAATGTCGCTGCTGGTTTTTGTCCCAATTGTGATGAATTTATAGTAATAGTAGAGCATGGGGAAAAATATGAGGAAACGCAAAGCGATGATGAGGCATACGAAATAGACAGCACAAAAATAGTATTTCCAAAATTTGCGACTGGCCGTACTCTCGAAGATGGAATCCCAGAAAAATACTCCAAAAATTTTAGAGAAGCAGAACAAGTCCTTGAGATTAGTCCAAAAGCAAGCGCCACGCTCAGCAGGTATTTGCTTCAACTCATTCTCCATGAAGAATTACATATTAAGAAGAAAAATCTTGAAGAAGAACTTAATGAATTGGCAACTCAAAAAATTGTATCAGTTAACCTTGCAAAAATGCTTCAAGTTTTTCGGAAAGTTGCAAACTTTGGGGCACACCCAAAGAAAAGCTCAAATAGTAATGAGATCATTGAGGTTGAGAAGGGTGAAGCAGAAATTATACTTGATCTTTTAGAAGAATTATTTGACTGTATCTTTGTAAAGCCAAAACAGCAAGCTGATTTTCTAGCTGATATAAAAGATAGGTACGGAATAGAGGTTTAGTTATGCCAAACCATACAATATTCAACGAGCGCCCGGAGTCTCAGGACAGAGCGCTGAAAGTCATAGAAAAACTTGGATATACCATTGTGCCTCGCAGCGATGCGGAGAAAAAGCGCGGTTCTCGCCGAGCGGTACTGTTTGAGGATGAGTTACAGACTTTTCTGAGCAGGCAGACATATCCTTACAACAGTGAAAAACGCTATTTTTCCGGCGGCTCTATTGCTGCGGCAATTCGGGCTGTCAGTCTGCAGAACGCTGCTGGTTTATATGCTGCCAACAAAGAGATCTATGACCTTCTCTGCTCAGGGAAAAGCTTGGAAGAAACGCTTCCCGATGGGACACGACAGTCGTTTGATATCAACTTCATCGATTTTGAGCACCCGGAAAAGAATATCTTTCAGGTGACAGATGAATTTGAAGTTGAACGCCCAAACGGGAAGTTCGCCCGCCCGGATATTGTTGTTTTTGTGAACGGTATTCCTCTCGTAGTAATCGAGTGCAAGAAATCGAGTGTGGACGTCATGGAAGGCGTTACTCAGAATATCAGAAACTGGGGGAACGATTACATCCCCCAGCTTTTCCAGTATTCTCAGATGGTTATGGCTGTCAACCCGGACAAAGTGTTATACGGTACCTGTGGAACGGAGGCCAAATATTTTGTTTCTTGGCATGAGGATGATAAGGAATGGCTGGACGCCTGGTGTCGAAAGTGTTCACCAGACGGCAGCGTAAAAGAGCAGGATCGGGCACTAATTTCCCTGCTATATCCTGAGCGCCTGCTGGATATTATACGTAACTTTATTATTTATGACAATAATGTCAAGAAAATTGCCCGATATAAGCAGTATTTTGCAGTAAAGAAATGCATGAACCGGATTCTGATGAAAGACGGGAAAAATACCAGAAACGGCGTTGTATGGCACACTCAGGGCAGCGGCAAAACGCTGACCATGATTATGTTGACTAAAATGATCTTGCGTGAAAGCATGAATCCTCATAGCTCGATTAAGCATCCGCGCTTTATTATGGTTACTGACCGTGTTAATTTGGATAAACAAATCCGTGATAACTTCATCCACACAAAAATGAGCCCTCACCGTGCAAAGACAGGGAAAGGGCTTATCGAATTGCTGCAGGACGAAGGCAATACGGTAATCACTGCGTTGGTCAATAAATTTGAAGCAGCAGTAAAGCAGGAATACTGCAATGATAGCCCCAATATCTTCTTGTTTATTGATGAAGGCCACAGGACGCAGTATGGGCGTTTGAATATCTACATGACAAAGGTTTTGCCAAATGCAGCCAAGATTGCTTTTACAGGCACACCATTGATTCAGAAGCCAAAGAAGAATGACAAACGTGGTATCGAAAGCGCTAAAAACACGTATCTCAAATTTGGCCCCCTGATTGACAGCTATACTCTTCAGGACGCTATCGACGATAAAGTTACGGTTCCGCTTGTATATGAAGGCCGTGTCGTTCCGCAAAAAGTTACCAGTCAGCAGATTAACGAGCATCTGAAGCATATTACGGTAGGTCTTACGGATGAAGCTCGAAAAGACCTTGAAAAAAAATATAGCCGGTTTGTAGCACTGGCGCAGACAGACCCCAGATTGAACATGATTGCCTTTGACTTGCACGAGCATTTTTTGACTTATGTGAAGCCGAAACATTTCAAGGCGATGCTTACATGCTCCTCACGTGCAGCGGCTGTACAAATGTTCTATAAACTGCGGGATCTGGGCGGTATCACACCTGCCGTCGTTATTACACCGAACAATGCAAAAGAGGGCAATGATGAGGAAAATACACCTCAAATGAAAAAAATTATAGGTGACTTTTTTAAGAAAGAAATTGACCCGTTATATAAAAACAATTACGATGCTTATGAAGATTCAGTAACCGGAGCGTTTGTGGATCCGGAAGGAGACATTGACCTCTTAATAGTGAAAGACAAGTTGTTAACTGGCTTTGATGCACCGGTAGCTGCAGTTCTGTATGTAGATAAGAAATTGCAAGATCATACCCTTCTACAGGCGATTGCGCGTGTCAATAGGGTATATGAAAACAAAGACTTCGGGCTTATCGTAGACTATATTGGAATTTTTAAAAAACTCAACACTGCCCTAGACTTATATGGCGATGAGCAATCCGGGATGGATTCCTTTGATAGAACCGATATAGAAAATGCGATTTCGTCGGTTTCTGATGAAAAAACAAAACTTGAGGACTCACACAAAGGACTGTGGAAAATATTTGACGGCATTGATCAAAATGAGACTTCGGCGAATGTGTGGCAGGAAAGGCTGCGAGAATTTGATGTCCGTAAGGATTTTTATGATAAGCTGTCTAGTTTTGCAAAACAAGTTGATTTCATGTTTTCAAGTTACGAATTATATCAGTCGGTAGGAGAGAAAAAAGCGGAAGAATATCGCCGCGATTATCTGTTTTTCAAGAAGCTCAAGGATAGCGTTTCATTGCGTTTTAACGACAGTGTAGACTTTTCAAGATATGAAGATGGAATTCGTCAGCTTTTGAACACCTATGTTAACGCTGATGATGTTAAGATGGTGATTGAACCTCTTGATATATCCAACAAAGCCAAAATGGAAGAGCAGTTGGCTCGGTTGGGTTCCAATGAGGCAAAGGCGGAAGCTATTCAAACCCGTCAAGTCGAGGTACTTGAAAGTCATCGATATGATGATCCGATTCAATATATGACCTTTATGGAGCGGATTAATAAAACCATACAAGACTATTTAGCTGAGCGAGACAGCGAAAAATATCTTACGTCAATGGAACGAATGGCGGAAGATTATCGGGCAGGCAGAAGTGCGGTCAATTATCCTGAAGTCATTATGGACGATGGTGATGCAAAAGCATTCTATGGCGCTGTATGCAGCGGAATTAAAAAGTCCTTGGGGGAAATGAATGGATATGACGAGGAAAGCCTTGGAAATATGGCGCTGAATATAAAAAATATTGTGGCATCTAATGCTAAAAGAGACTGGCGTGATAATGTGATTGTTCATCGGAACATCAAAAAAGAACTGGATGATTTACTTTTCGATTATATGGAAGATCATAGTCTTAATTGGTCGCTGGACACAATTGATATTGTTATTGACGAAATTATGATGGTGGCAAAGAAGGTGTTCTGAATATGGAAACTATAGATATCACTTTGCCATTGTCATCAAAGGTGGTTAAGGTTGTTGTTGACCGCAAACGGATGAAAACTTGTCGCCTAAAAGTATATCCAGATACATCTGTCGTCATCGCTGTACCACTGACGATCCCCACAGATTGGATCCAGAATTTTCTTATTCAAAAATCAGGCTGGATTGAAAAAAAGCTTGAAAAGTTCACGAAAACAACCGGATATGCGGCAACTACTGAAATTCGCAATGGACAATCCATTAAAATGCTTGGTGAAGATCTGATTTTTTCAGTATCAGCCAGCAACAAATGCAGTGTTTATAAAGAAGGCAAGGCAATTTGCATATCAAGTTTTGATATAAACCATCAGGAAAAATTGTTACAGCTATTTGAAAAATGGTGGCGTAAAGAGGCACTGCGAATTCTGCAAGAAAAAGTTGAAGAACTTTATCCGATAATCGGGAAATATGGCATTGATAAGCCAAGTATCGCTTTAAGAAAAATGAAAACCCTCTGGGGCAGTTGCAGTGTGAATCGTAAAACAATTACTTTCAATCAGTACCTGATAAAAGCCAAGCCGGCTTGTGTTGAATATGTCGTGTTGCACGAGTTGGTGCATTTTCTCTACCCAAATCACAGTAAGCAATTCTACGATTTTTTGAGTATTCACATGCCTGACTGGAAAGAACGAAAAAAAATTCTAGACTTGGATGTAGTTCATGGTTTATAATATCCTCGTTAAATGGTACTTGTTTGGTTATATAAAGTATTTACTCGGCAACATTTTGGCAACCTAAGATCAGGAAGCCCTTCCAATATGAATATCTGATGGAATCAGAATATGAGAAGCCCTATTTATTAAACAAAATTGTTTAAGTTTCACTCAAAGTGAGCGAGTGGGAATAACAAAACGAAACCCCAA